ACTGGCGAACTGCCCTTTGCCAATGGCGGCTCTGGTGCGATTGTTCCTCTGCATAAAGGCACAAGCTACGCAGCGTCAAACAGAGACTATGTGGTAGCTACTGCTGGCGGGATCACTATTACTTTGCCTGCTTCTCCCAGCGCGGGCGACACGGTAGTTGTAAAAGACGGCACAGGTGCTGCGGCTACTACAAGTTTCACGGTAGCTAGGAACGGATCAAACATTGCTTCAAGCGCAACTGACCTGACCTTTGACAAGAACTTCGCAGAGATCGTAATGACTTACGTTGATGCAACTATAGGTTGGACTGTGTAAATGAGCAATCTGTCGGAGTTGTTACCCTCCGGTGGAGGGCAGAACGTAGTTGAGTTTACTGCGGATGGCGCGATCAGTAGTGGTGCGGCTGTAGCGTTGCAGACTGATGGGACAGTCACACCAGTAACAGAAACTAATGTTGCACAAAGCATTGAGACAGCAACGTCATTTAATAGTTCTAGTGCTGGTTTTCTATCTGGAATATATGAGCCAGTAAATAATAAACTCGTAATAGCTTACGCTGATGGCAGTAATAGTAATTATGCTACTGCTGTAGTCGGAACGGTAAGTGACGGGAGTATAAGTTTTGGCACTCCAACAGTGTTCAACTCAGGTTATGGATATATATACGGAATCAATTCTGATACAGCCGGAAAGGTTTTTATTTCTTTCAGGGATACCCTTAACAACAATTGGGGTACTGGAATAGTAGGGACTATAAGTGGAACATCAATTAGTTTTGGTTCTAAAAGCACTTTTAATACAACAAACACGCTAACGTTAGGAACTGTTGCTCAGTATCCAACGGGAGGAAAGTTAGTTTTATTTTATCAGTATTCTGGTAGCACTTCTTTACGAGGCGTTGTGGTTACAATATCTGGGACAAGTTTTTCTTTAGGCTCTGATGTTCAATTAAGTAACGGTGGAAATTCAGGATTAAGTGCTGCATACGATTCTGCTAATGACAAGATAGTTCTTGCGTTTACAACTTCTACTTCAACAGGAGCGGCAAAAGTTGTATCAATATCTGGAACATCTATTAGTTCTGGTGTTGAGGTTGTTTTTGATTCAACTACAGGTATTGGATACATTGCTTGCGCTTATCATACAGCAGAACAAAAAACTGCAATAGCTTATACGGATGGAAGTGGTGGTAATGGGACAGTTGTATTGGGAACAGTGAGCGGCACATCAATATCGTTTGGAACTGCTTCTACATATAATACTGGAGACACTTATGGCTCTTCGGTTAATTATCATACCGCAAGCGAAAGGCTAGTATTTTTTTTCAGAGACAATGCTAATTTCGGCAGAATTAAAGTAATGTCTGCTACTGTGTCAGGAAACACTTTTACATTTACTGCGGAACTTACTGTACTTACAAGTGGTTACGGTACTGTTACAAGTGGATATGGTATAGCTTATGATCCTGATACAGAACAAAGTGTTTTGGTATATAGTGACTCTGGAAATAGCTATAGAGGCACTGTAAATATTTACAATGTTCCATCAACAACAACCAATGTATCTGACTTCATCGGCCTAGCTGCTGATGCTATATCCGACACCGCATCTGGTGACATCAACGTCAAGGGCGGCATCAACGAAGCCCAGACAGGGCTGACTATCGGCTCTGATTACTACGTTCAAGACGATGGCACGCTGAGTACAACGTCCTCTAGCGTTAAAGTCGGCCAAGCCATAACCGCAACCACGATTAACATGATGGATTTGACATGACAAATCTAACAGATTTATTACCTGCGGGTGCGGGCGGCAAACAGGTTAGCTTCGTGGCTAGTGGGACGTTGTCTTCTGGACAGACTGTGGCGCTTAATAGTGATGGGACTGTGAGTGCGGTTGCTGCGACTAATTTTTCACAAAGTTTAGGTTCAAGAACGTCTTTCAATACCGGTTACGCAACTGCTTATCACTCAGCCGTTTATGATTCCGCAAACAATAAGGTAGTCATTAGCTACCAAGACCAAACAACAGGCAGCTATGGTACTGCGGTAGTTGGTACTGTCAGCGGTACGAGTATTTCTTTTGGTACACCTGTTGTTTTTGAAAGTGCAAACAGTCCGTATATATCTTCTACATTTGACAGCGTTAATAACAAAGTAGTTATAGCTTATAGGGATGGAGGAAATTCTGACGCAGGCACAGCAATAGTAGGAACGGTAAGTGGCACCAGTATATCTTTTGGCAGTCCTACTACATTTTCAACAGACGCTTCAGATACCGCCCTTACTTTCGACTCAAGCGCGGGAAAGGTTGTACTTGCTTTTAGAAATAATGCTAACTCAAATTATGGAACTAGCGCGGTTGGTACAGTTTCAGGAACCTCTATATCGTTTGGCAGTTTAGTCGTTTATGAGTCTGCCAACAGTAGATATAATTCCGCTACTTTTGACAGCGCTAATAACAAGGCAGTAATAAGCTACGCAGATGTTGGAAATTCAAGTCAAGGTACGGCTATTGTAGGAACAGTAGCTGGCACAACTATTTCTTTTGGAAGTGCGGTAGTTTTTGAAACAGGCAGCACTAGCTATCTATATTCTACTTTTGACTCAAATTTAGGAAAAGTAGTAAACGCATACCGAGATGGCAGTACAGGTTATGGAAACGCAGTAGTTGGTACAGTTTCAGGCACAAGTATATCGTTTGGAACTCCAGTTGTATTTGAAGCTGCTTTTACTTATTACCCATCCGTTTCTTATAATTCTGCTTCGCAAAGCGTAGTAATTGCTTACCAAGATGATGGAAATTCTGGATATGGAACGCTAATAGAAGGAACTGTATCAGGGACATCCATTACTTTTGGTACACCAGTTGTATACACAGGTACAAACTCAAGTAACTGGATGGCAACAGCATATGACTCAGATCAAAAAGTAGTTGTTGCAGCATCTTTTTATGCTAGCGATGAAGTAAGTGACGCGAGAGTATGGCGTACAGCATACACAGATACTAACGTCGCCGATTTTATAGGCATAGCAGACGCAGCGATCTCTGACACCGCATCGGGCAACATTACGATCAAGGGTGGGATTGCCGGAACGGTTGCGTATGACTCTGGTATTGGGGCTGAAACATCTTTCGACAACACGGCCATTTCTAGTGCTATAACGTATGACGCAAATGCTCAAAAAGTAGTAGTGTTTTACGATAGCTCGGATAACAGTAGTTATGGCTACGGCGTAGTAGGAACAATATCTGGAACGTCCTCTTCTTGGGGTTCTTCAGGAAGCGCAAATACGTCTGGTTATGTTCAATGGGTAGATATTGTTTACGACTCCAATGCTCAAAAAGTAGTGGCTGTTTACAATAACGGCACTCTTTCTGACCACGGATACGCTGTTGTTGGCACAGTAAGTGGCACAAGCATTAGTTGGGGAACTCCCGTTAAATATGAGTCTGCTGGTGTCTATTACAATGCTATTGTCTACGACTCTAACTCTCAAAAAGTAGTTATAAGTTACTATGACGCAGGGAATAGTAACTACGGGACTTCAATTGTAGGCACTGTTTCAGGGACATCAATATCGTTTGGTACAGCAGTAGTATTTAATTCAGCAAACACACAAGCAATATCCTCTGCTTTTGATTCTGTAAACAATAAAGTTGTTAATGCCTATAGGGACATTGGAAGTTCTAATGAGGGCAGAGCGGTTGTAGGAACAGTTAGTGGTACGTCTATATCTTTTGGTTCAGATGTTGCTTTCAACACCACATCAAATACACCTACAACCGCTACTACGTTTGATGCAAATGCCGGAAAAATAGTTATTGCTTATCGAAGTGACCCAAGCAATGAAGGGAAAGCAATAGTAGGCACTGTTTCAGGAACATCAATATCGTTTGGAACCGAAGCTACTTTTAGTACAAGCACGATGGGGTCAGGAGAACGATATATAGCCGCTGAATACGACCCAAGCACACAAACTGTACTGATTGGATTTAGGGATGAAGGTGACAGCAATTACGGAAAAACTATTGTTGGAACGGTTTCTGGCACATCTATTTCTTTTGCTAGTGAAGAAACATTTAGTTCTGCTGCTACGTTAGCTATTGATTTTGCATACGATTCTAATGCACAAAAGATGATTGTTATTTATCGAAACGCCAGTGGTGTAGGACAATCAAGGGTGTATACACCAGACACCACGTTAACACCAAATACTACCTATTACGTCCAATCAGACGGCACATTGTCCACGACATCTTCTAGCGTTACAGCCGGTAAAGCCCTGTCAGCTACCAGCATCAACTTGGATTACAGTTCATGAGTAATTTATCTGATCTATTACCGGCGGGTGCTGGAGCAAAGAGTGCTACGTTCACGGCTAGTGGGACACTATCGTCTGGACAGACTGTAGTTTTACAGAGTGATGGTACTATATCAGCAATAGGTAGTTCTGGGTCAAACCTTACTCCATCACCTATTTTTACTTCTGTTCAAACTTTTAACTCTGGAGGCACAACCACTCATATAACAGTGTCCTTTGACCCAAATACAAACGGCAAATTTGTTATTGCTTATAAAGATGGTGCTAACTCTAATTATGGCACTGCTGTAGTAGGCACTATAAGCGGTACAAGCATCTCTTTTGGTTCTGAGTTCGTGTTTCAGTCAAATGATGTTGCATACATCGGAGTAAAATATGATCCTAACACAGCCAACAGGATAGTAATTTGTTATCAGAACAACACTTCTCCATATTCTTCTGCTGTTAAAGTTGGCACAGTAAGCGGTACAAGTATTTCTTTTGGGTCTGAAAATGTTATTTCAAGTAGTGGAAATCATATTCCTTCTATTGCTTTTGACAGTGGTAACGCAAATACTTTTGTAGCAATTTTTTCGGATTCCTCTACTTATTACGGTAAGGCTGTAGTAGGCACTATTAGTGGTACGTCTGTTGCTTTTGGAACTTCCGCTACTTATGTATCAACTGCAATTTATCAAAATACTGTAACAACTGATCCTAATAATTCAGGAAAGTTTATTGTAGCTTATCAAGATGGAAGCAACTCAAACTATGGAACGGGTATTGTTGGAACAATATCAGGAACGTCTATTTCTTTCGGAACAGCTACCGTTTTTAATTCTGGAAATTCTGATAATTTTTCATCAGATTTTGATCCTAATAATAGTGGGAAATTTGCTGTTGGTTACAGAGATAACGGTAATTCAAACTACGGTACGGCTGTGATTGGGACTGTAAGCGGAACAAGTGTGGCTTTTGGGTCAGAGTCGGTGTTCAATACTGGAAGTACAGAACGCTTATCCGTTTCATTTGACGCTAATAATAACAACGTATTCGCTATAGGATACGAAGATGTTAATGACTCTTATTATGGAAAAGTTGTATTTGGGTCGGTGTCTGGCACAAATATAACTTTTAGCTCAGGAGTAATTTTTAATGAGGCTAGAACAGACAGCCTATCGGTAGCATTTAATCCAAATGAAACATCTAGCTTGTTGATAGGTTATCGTGACAACGGAGATTCATCAAAAGGAAAAGCACTTTTATCTACCGCTACAAACTCCGCAGACTTCATAGGCATAACAGACCAAGCCATAGCCGACACAGCGACAGGCTCCGTGGTCGTTGAGGGCGGAGTCACCGAAAAAGTATCTGGTCTTACCACAGGCTCAACTTACTACGTCCAAGATGACGGCACTCTTTCTACAACGTCTTCCAGTGTGACGGCTGGCAAGGCGCTTAGTGCAACAAAACTTCTTTTAAAAGGATAGACAATGAAGACTATTATTGAAAACGGTACTAACTGCTCAAAGTATCTTTTTGCCGATGACAAGCAGGTAAATATCACTGCGACTAATATTGAGGTGGGCGATCCTGCAAACCTTGATTTTATTATCGGTGACCTGAACAGCAGCAACTGCACATTAGTTGAAGGCGTTACAGAGCCTGATGATTGGTACGGCTGCAAGTATCACTACGCTGACAGCACTTGGACTGTAGACCCTGATTGGGTTGACCCTAGAACTGAGTAAGAAGTATGCGCCGTGGTTCATGTATTCGTATTAATTATGACCATTGGAGGCGTGGAGGTAGCTAACGATACTTGTCGGGAGGCTATGTGTTTTTTTAACTTAGATACCTGCAATAGTTTTGCGGCTAAGTTGAGGAGGAGAGGATCGCCAAGCACATCGATAAACATTACAGCCTATTGTAAACCGATCTTAGTAGACCCGACTCAAGACGGTGTGCGAGTTTACTGATGGCCGCAGAGATTATAGCAGCAGTAAATGTTTGCGCGTCTGCCTACCGCTTTATGAAGACAGCGGTAAATGAAGGCAAAGACCTGAACGATATGGGCCGAGCGATAGGTAAGTTTTTTGATGCCCGTGAAGAGATAAGTGTATTAGAGCAACAAGCCACAAATAGTGGCGCAATACAGAAGTTGTTTGGCGGTAAATCAATAGAGGCACAGGCGCTAGAAATAACACTACAGAAGAACCGCGCAATACAGCTCGAACGAGACCTGAAGGATTTGTTCTTATGGTCAGGCCGAGGCGACCTTTGGGAAGATACCATTAGAGAAAGAGCAAGGTTAAGAAACTTGCGTATTGCTGAGGCCAAACAGAGAGCGCAGTCCCGAGCGGCAATGATTGATATTGTTGCAATCATAGGAACATTTGCGGTGATATTTGTAATAGGAATGCTGATAACAAGCGTGGCAGTAGAGTAATGGAATACCAACTTTTATTTAACATTGTGATTGCGGTAGCTGGGTTTTTAGGCGGCGTATTGGTCAACAGAGCGTTTGCTACGCTAGATAAGATTAACGATGACTTGAAGCTAATACCAGAGAAGTATGTTGCAAAGGATGACTACAGAGAAGACATCCGCGAGATAAAAGAAACGCTTGGTGCGATCTTTAAGAAACTAGATAACAAGGCTGAAAAATGAAACTTGATCCTGTTCTGCTAAATATGGCTGCAAGCTGGTCAGAGAAGGCTTACAACAAGAAGAACAAGGACGCTATCAAAATAGAAAACAAGATCACAGGAGCCACGGCTTTTGTTATCAAGCGCAAGACTATTGATGTCATTGCGTTCCGTGGCACGGAGAAGAAGCTAAACGACATTCTCACAGACCTGACGGCTATTCCGGTTCCGTATGCCGGTAGGATGTGCCACGCAGGCTTCGTTCTACAACACGCTTCTATATGGAATCAGATCAAGAAGCACATTGACCCAAAAAAGCGCACAATGTTTACAGGCCACAGTCTAGGCGGTGCGCTGGCAGAGATGTCTGCTGCCAAGATGAACGGCAAGCACGACAACATCAATCTCATCACGTTCGGTAAGCCGAATACCTTCTTCAAAGGCTTCAAGAGGCCGATGAAGCTCGACAACCAGATATCCTGTGTAAACGGAAGCGATATGGTTGCACGAGTCCCACGGCTGCTCTACGGGCCTTCTAAGTCGCAAACAATGCTATACTTTAGCAATACAGGCCCAGACTACATAAATCCCAGTAAGGACACCAGAATAGCTGATAGAGGCGGCGTGAAGGATAGAGTCGCTGACCACAGCATGAGCGAATATAAGAAAAGGCTAAAAGAGTATCTTGAGTCTCAAGAGAAGGTAAAGCCTATAAACCAAGAAGCTGCTAAGCAACTGGAGAAAATGAGATGAGACTGATCTGTCTATTGTTTGTGTTTACCTTATCAAGCTGCACATCCGTGCAAGGCGTAATCGACAACAAGGAAATCTACTGCTCGCAATTCTACAAAGGCATTCGTGCTGTTGGCCGGTCTGCTTTGTCTGCTACGGCTGGCGTGGTAGTGCCTGATGTTTGCGACACAATAGACGAGATTGTCGCGGAGGAAAACGCCGAAGGCGTGGACAAAAGCGATAGCTGATTTACGACTGATAATCCAACTGGTGTTGTTGTTCAAATGAAACTAGGCGGTCTACTCAAAAGTCTTGCTCCTACCATAGCTTCTGCGGCTGGCGGCCCGATGGCCGGGATGGCTGTCAAGATGGCAGCTACCAAGTTAGGCATTCCAGACGCTACAGCAAATGAGATAGAAGACCTGATCGAGCGAGAGCCTGAGAAGGCCGTTGTACTCAAGCAAGCTGACGCTGAGTTTAAGAATAGAATCCGTGAGATGGAGATAGACCTTGAGTCCTTTAAGACTGAGGTTGAAGACCGTAAGGATGCCAGAACTAAGTTTGCGGGAGACATTACGCCAAAGGTGTTCTGCATACTGGCGTTGCTTCTGTACGGAGCTTATGTGATGGCCGTAACGATTATGCCTCACGATCAAAACGATGAGACCATAATCTCACTCGTGCTGGGACAGCTATCTGGGATACTGGGAACCTGCGCGGCTTTCTTTTACGGAGGCTCTCAGAAGTGAATAAGATGGACAGGCTCATCGAACAACTGAAGCGCCACGAAGGCGTAGAGACTCATGCGTACAAATGCTCAAGCGGCAAGCTGACCATTGGCGTTGGTAGAAATATTGACCCAGAAGGCGGTATCGGTTTGACAATGGATGAGATCGAGTACCTGCTGTCGAATGACATCCTGCGTTGCATCAAAGAGCTAAGCACTGAGTATCCGTGGTTTGGCGATCTGGATGAGGTGCGCCAAGAAGCCATTATAAATATCTTCCTTAATCTGGGAGCTACAAGGTTCCGGCTTTTCAAACGCGCATTGTCCGCTATGGAAGAAGGTAACTACGAAACAGCAAGCACTGAGTTTTTGGACAGCCTATGGGCAAAGCAGGTAGGCGGTAGAGCATTAGAGCTTACCGACATAATCAGGTCAGGCGAGTATGTATGATCCTTATATCTACGTTTGTGAGATTGTTAGAGTCGTTGATGGAGATACTATTGATGTCAATGTTGATCTCGGTTGGTCTGTTAGTGTGCGTAAGCAGCGCATTCGTTTATACGGTATTGATGCTCCCGAGTCTCGCACTAGAGATGTGGAAGAGAAGATATACGGCAAAGCCTCGAAGAAGTTTGTCAAAGACTTTTTGAGTAGCGATCACATCCTGCTCAAGACTAGAGAGAAAGGTAAGTACGGCAGATATCTAGGTGACTTCTGCGTAGGTGACAAATGGCTTTGTGACGAGATGATTAAGGCTCATCACGCCGTGCCGTACTACGGACAGAACAAGGCCGACATCGCAGCCGCGCACATCCGCAATCGATCCTTAGTGCAGCTCTGACCCGTAT